AAATGTAGCTTTCTTGCATTAATTAATTCTCTTTTATTAAAGTTAAAGTTTCTGTCGTAAACCCACTTTTTTTAAAGAACTTGATGGCATTATCATTGCCTTCTTTATAAAAATTAGGTGTTATTTGAACTCTTTTTACTTTATTTTCATCAAACCAATCATTGCACATTTTCAAAAGTTTTACAGCTATTTTTGTGTTTCTGTAATCAGGGGATACATAAAAGTGACCTATGCAACCCCAAGGCTCTGTGTAAATAAAGCTGTCAATGGCGCAAACAGCACCAGCAACCATGACACCATCAACCTTTATTGGAAAACACTCAATATGTAGAGACGTTTGAAAAAGGTCATAAACCTCTGCGACCTTTGAAGCATCAAGCTTCATGCCGATATCGCTATCAGCACATGCTACCTTACAAAGCTCCTCCCACTCAATAATTGATATATGGTGCTTCATATGCTGAAATTATCCTTTTTAACTCTGATTTTTCTTCCCTCACGCGCTGTGGGCGCGACTGGGTAAGCAAATGTATATGACAGCGCGTCTGCCAAGTCAGGAGAGGAAACTCCGCGCTTGCGTAACTCTTGTTTGCTTTCAAGTTGAACTTGTCCATTGCTATTATATTTCCAGAGAAGTGAGGTAAGATCAAGGTGCAATGCATCATCGTCCTCGATTTGACCTTCGCCCAGCCATTCCTTCATGCGCCCCCAGCACTCAACGCGCTTATTTAAATATTTTTCCTTATCATCTGGACTATTGCTTCCCTTCACAGCCTTGACCACATTACCAAAGCCAAGCTCCTTAAGGCGCGAAACAATGCCAGAACCAATACCGATCGCATCAATATTCACCTGATCAACGCCAGCATTTATCTCATGGATTATATAACCCACAGTTTCCATCTCATCAAATCTCTTAACATCACTGCCTATTTGCTTCATGCCTTTACGCCATACAAACGCAGTGCGATCCTTACCATCACTCGCTGGGTCAACACCAAGAACCACAGGGCCAAACGCGCCGACAGGACGCTTACGGGCCTTCATCACAATATCTGGCATGATATACGTATCTTCACCAGATGTTTGGAATGCCTCTTGTGGCGTGGCTGGGTATTCCTGCATGAACTTGTATTTACCAAGCTCCTTAATCTTTGACGCACGCCAAGCCATTTGCTCATCAACAAGCTTATGAGCGCTCTTATACTCCTGATCCTCCTCACTCAGAACAAAATCTTTCGGTACTTGCGAACGATACTCATTTGACATGAACCAAGGAACAAATATCAATATGTAATCATTCTCACCGCGTAATGCGCCCATGCTCAATTCATAGAACATATTCGCCATACCATTGCCTGTACTTTCCAAAATGATTTCCGTATCAGGCAAATCAGGGACGGCTTGCAGAACACCAGCCATATGCTCCTTATCGTTTGGCCAGAATGCAACCTCAGAGCCATGGAAGAACTGAATTGTTGAACCGCGCCCTGTAGCCTTATTCCCAGCCGTACCAACCTTATATCCGCTATCAAGTTTATCGAAATAAAGCTCCTTTGCGTTCGCAGCGCTGGTACTTGGCTTCATATCGTATTGAATATTTTCATGGAAGCGATCGACCATCGAAAACAGCTCTTCACTGGCCGTTTGCTCATGGCTCAGGATGAATGTTCTAAAACCCCTGCGGTGTGTTGTTTTGTGATATCCGCGCCCATTAACATACGTTGAAAAGCCCTGTTGACGGGCTTTCTTAACCTCACCGCTTTTTGTACGGATTTTCAAACAATGCTTAGAAAATAAGGGATAATCATCACGCAATTGTTTGTAAACATGCCTTTGCCTATCTGAAAGCTGAGACATTTTAATACCTCCTACGCCGCCTGATCACATTCACAAAGGGAGATATAGCCTGTTGAATAATATCCAATACAGCACCACCAACAGTAGTAAAGTGACGCGCTCTAAAATGGCGCTGGGCCAAATGATTAAGCGGCATTCCAATATCTTTCTCCAAACAATCTAACCAAATAATAAGAAATTACTGGTATAATCACGGTGTTGGTCTCGTAAATCATGTCCATTAAGAATTCAATATCAGCCTGTTTCCTCACAACCTCAGTCCTATTCCCATCACTATCAACTGTGGAAACAACCCTATCAAGCGTATCGGCTGGATCTCGGAATGTCTCTGTTCCACTGCCAGCACCAGAAACTTGACCAAACAGCACAGCATTTTGCAATCTTATGCTCTCAGCCAAGGTCAACGCGCCATCAGATACGAGAGCATTAATTCCAGATGGTATTGAAACTATGCCAGCGCCATCAAGATTGACAGACGCACCATCTGCATTATCCGTAACGGTAACGCCATCAGATACGCGGATATCGCCGCCAGTGCATGACGCATCGATTGTCACGTTGCCACTATTCATCTCAAGATATGCAAGACCGCCCGTTGTACCAGACACGACAATACGACCATCAGAGCCACGCATTCCAAAGACAACGGAGTTTGCAAGGTCGAAGGTAACAGGTGAGGCATTTATGACACTACTGTCAATAAATGCGGCCTGAACATTCACAGAGATTGTCACAGGGCCACCAGTAGGATTGAGAACCTCAGTTTCCTTTATAATCCCGCGCAGGTTAGTCAAATCACCAATGATGCGTGCATCCTCGATAATAACCCCCAGCGTATCAGTCGCAGATTGAGCGCCAAGAACTAACAGGTTTTGAATTGTAGCGCCGTCAAAACTTTGACCGTTTAAATTAATGGAGCTGAACTTATCAACACCCTGAAGCTTTACCCCAGCAAGGGATGTGGTAGGGGTTGCAGGGCTTGCTATGGTTGATTTTAATGAAACAAAGGTATATCCGCCAGTGTTGAACAGTGCAACGCCATCGTCAATATTATTGTATGGGCTAATATTCGTGCCATTACCATTCGCGGCCATAGTCGTATCAACATAAACAACACGCGGAATAAAACTCAAACCCGCAGTCACTGCTGTTAATAACGCTGCTGTCTGTAAGCTGACCTCAGTTTCACCCGATTGTGCAGGTGTAACACTGCTCAATGTAGTTTCACCAGAGACCGTGAGCCTCATAAAGAATGTTGTTCCAGATGAGAAGGTAAAGCGATAGTTTTGTGAGCCAGCCCCAGAACCCAATGCGCCTATATTCGCATCAGCATCAGACTGCGTTTCGTAAACAGACCAACTATCAATCCCGCTAAAGCTCAAAATGCTATCTGCAACGCTGTCTATAATAGCTCCAGAGACAGTGGCAGCGCCCATGAGAGTAACAGTTCCCGTTGTTCTAATTGATCCGCTATATGCAGTCGCTCTTATCGTGATGGTGCTGCCATCATAGTCGAAGACAGAAGCGGCGGAGGGATCAATAACCACGTCACTGCTCCCAGCGTCTATTTCATTGACAGACCTTGTAACAATTGTTGCAGTCTCGCCGTCATAATTATCAAACAAGAATAGCTTGGCTCTATCATAAAACTGAGCGCTGCTATCAATACTCGTATATCCAGCAACAATCGCACTGTCCTGCTCTGTCACTAAGAAATCAGGAAGCAAGGGAAGTGTGACTTCCAACCTATTCAGACCGCGCAACGATACATCATTATTCTCCAATATACTCTTTCTATATTCAATGGCCCTAACATCAATCAAATCATCTGTAGTGTCAGCGTTTTTCGTAAAGAACACATAAGGCTGGACGACCCCGCCAAGCGCTCGAATGGTTGCAAACTCAAAGGTAAACTCATGCCGTCCTACGCTATCAACATCAACAACCGTCTCAGTACCAGCCGCACCCACATAGAATACCTTTGCTGTGTTCAAGACGCTGCCGTCAGCATTAGCGGTATTAAAACCAATCTCGCGGCGCAAGAACGCATTCCATTCGCGCGAAGCCGTTGTTGAATATTGTTGATCCGAACCAGTTTCAAGATTGATTGCTATGCCATCAGAAGTAACCAAGCTTGCATTTGACGTACCGCTATTGAACAAATCCAATCCGTTCAAATCCCGTATGTTCGCAATAGTGTAAACAGTTGGTGAAGGCGTTGAGGATGAGAAATTAAACACCGCACTAGACATTAATGTATTATTGCTAATGTTATCGTACCCAACAGGAGAGACGAAGGAAAAGCCATTGTATGTGCTATTAATCAGAGTGACATTAGGACCGTACATGTATGCAGATGCATGGAATGTCATCGTACTGTTTTGAATATCGATGGTCGCAGTCTCACCAGTACCGAAGGACGCTACGTTCCAAGTCCGCGCATAACAGCTAAACGATGCGCCGCTTTGTACCCATAAAGAAGCCCTACGCCCAGCTTGACCACGACCATCTTCCAAAAAGCCATTCGTTACTGAGAAGCCGATTGCATTGGGATTAATGCTTTCCTGTATTGCTGGTATATAATCCTGAAAGTCATAGTCGAGTGGGTTGGCCTCAAACTCACCCAGTGTGAGCGAACCACCGCTATTGACCTGAATATCAACTTGATTGTGAGGGTCATCACCACGAAAGACAAATTGTTCACGTGCAGCCCCTGCAATAGTCAAGTCACCATTGATAACAAGGCGATTAGCTCCAATATCATACTCGGTATGGCTTAACCTACTCGATACAGTCACACCCGCAAGAGATGACATGCCAGAGAGATTTGCATCCGTTCCAGTTTGCGTAATGACTGTACCTGATTGAGTGAAGGGCATGCACTAAGCCTCCAGAAGCTTTGAAACGTCCTTTTTAGCCTTTTCAAGTGACTTGGTGATGTTATGAAGCTCTTTATTTGCGTTCGCAATATCTTCATTCACCCCTGAAAGCTTAGCTAGTGCGGCTGCTGTACCCTCCTCAGCCTCTCGAAGCTCTTGGGCCTGTACAAGCATATCACTGTTAAGCCGCGCCTGTTCTGTTCAAGCTTTTCAATGTCCTTTTCAAGCTTTGCTTTAAGCTTTTCCGCGCCCTTGGTCGCACTCTCGATACTCTCAAGGTCACCAAGCTTTTCTTTTAAAGCCTCAAAGACTTTAAATGTGTTGTAGCCCTTGTTTATCTCTGCTTTGAGTTCCTTAGACATTAGCGTACCTTCTTTCCTACGATTGAGACATTGACCGCTGTTGATGCACCACCGCCCACAACAACGGGGCGGACATGCAATGTGTTTTCCAATAGCTGAATAATATCGTTAGAATTGATTGATAAAGCGTTACCAAGTGGATCAAGAAGCGTTTGCCAATCCGCATTATCTGGATCACTCTCAGCTATCGGATCATTTGACCCCTCAATAGCAACACTTGCCCCATCAAACTCACCAAAGACATGAACCGTCTTATCGCTATGAGCCGCAAGCGTGAAGCTATCACCCGCAACATCCGCTGCTAGGTTTTCCCATATGATATTTATGATAGAGCTTAAGTTAGTTTGGATAAATCTGTGACTGGTCATTCGTCCTCTCCTTCTTCTTCCTCATTAATACTATCTAAAACACTTTCCTTTGTAAAGCCATCGTTCGTTGCGTCCCGCGTCTCTTGCTTGTCACTCCACCCGAAGCGGTTTTTCATGTTCATATACCAACCAGTGTATGAAAACTCCCTGCTTTTAAGGTTTGTACGCCCATTCCGCTCCCACCATGCTTGGGATTTCTTCACACCTTTTTTTATGGCATCCGAAAATTCTTGCTTAAACCGAGGGCTAGCCTCATTTATCCAGTCATACAATGTGTTATCATCTATATCGAGGGCAACAGATACCTCAATCAAGGATGCTCCCTCTGACATAAGCTCATCAATGGCTTTGAGCATCTCAGGTCTATACTTTGAAGGTCTACCCACGTTCGCCATGATTAAAGCCTATCCACTGGTGAGAGTTTCCTTGTACTATCTGCTTTAGTCTTGCGATCCTTCATTAAATGCTCATGCTCTCGCATCTGCAACCAATCAAGCCCAGCATTCAAAGCCGCTGCGATTGTTCCAAAGCCCTTACC